AATATTTAGCTATCTCTTTTGCGGTCCAGCCACGATCCTCGCCTATCCTTAGAAGCTTACGGAACGCAGGGGTAGACTTGGACTTGTTATCAGTTGGACTAAGTCCATAGGTCTTAATAAGGTGCCAGTACTCCTCAAGAACGGCCTTATCCTTATCTACAGGAGGTATCTTTACATCGCCTTCCACTAGAGTACCTGCTGATATCGCCTTTCTAAAGATATCGTGATGCTCGACGCTCAGTTCTTTTGTAATTGTTACTTTATAGTTCTTAGTATCTAGCCATATATCGCCTACTCCAAAAATAACTGACTTTTTCTGATTTAATGAGAAAGTCTTACCTACCAGGCTAGACGTGTGCGTAACAGCTCCTCCCTGAGCTACGGAGAGGTCAATATTCTGAATTAGCTCTTCTACGGTTTGTTCTTTCTTTTTTGCCATGGGAAAAGTGACCCGGAGATTGTTGTCTCCGGGCCAAGATGACACTACTTAAGGTAGCGATTCAAAAATAGTGTCGGTTCGCCCTAAGGCTGTTGTCAGCTCACTAGGGCACGGTCCGCCCAGGGCACGACCTGGGGGTGTTTCGTTTTTATACGATTCCATATAATGATTGCGATTACTTTGTATATTAAAATTTTGACTAATAAAAAAGGCCGGTACTCACTAGGAGTGACCGGCCCTGTTGTTACCTAGCTAGTTAATATCAGAGTAGCTGTCTACCCACTGTCTGGTCTAAGGCTAGGCCGCTAGTAAGACCAGTGACATTGAACACCATACGATCCGCGAAGTCGTAGTTCTTGCCGATGACAATATTCTTGAGAATGGCAATACCACGGCCGTCATTCTTGACAGCGAGACCGTAGCGCTCACGGAACTTCATCTTCATGATGTCCTTAGACGGATCCGTCCACTCGTCAGAGGTGACGTCCTCGTCAACGACCAAGATGCCAAGTTCGTTTACGTCGCAGAACACGATATCCGTCTTGCTCGAAGACGCCGTGAAAGGCATGTACGGAGAGACGATTACGTTGAACTGAGTTGGGAATATCGATGGGACCTTGGTGAAGGTCGTGGCGACGTTCTGTGGATCAGTGACGTAAGTGTTCTGGTTGAGGGCCGTTTGACGCCAGTTAGGCGCGTTGCCCGGAGATCCGCCAGGCATCTGCCAGAGCATGCTGGGGATATTGTGCGTGAAGCCGAACAGGCGAGCCATGTTCTCTTCAGCAAAGATCTTCCACGCGAATGGGTGCATGATCAAGGTATTCATTACGAATCCCGAGTTGACCATAACAGCCCAGACGTTGAAGATGTCGTCTAGGGTAAGCGTACCGTTGTACGCACCAGCCGCATCACGACCTGTCGTTCTACGATAGGTGCCGCCCGCATCGTTGTCGATGAGGATAGTACCGTTCGTGGTGATCAAGTCCGCGACCTTGCGCTCCTTGAGACGAGCGAGGGCCCGCCCAGCCTGACGGACGTTCATGGAGATGATATCAAACTGACTGTATCGCTTCTGCTCTTCCGTCACCTTTACGGCGATACCGGACTTGCCGATGATACATTCGGTCTGACCACCAAGTTCCATGGTACCTTCTGGGTATTCCTCACCCTCAGCAAGGTCAGCTGCAGCGTTAGCTAGAGCACCGTACGCAGGGAAAGAAACTCGGGTACCCGCACTGTAGTTGATTCTCGTGAGCAGAGGAGTTAGAACGAGGTTTGGCTCGATCGCTTCTCTGACGATATTCGCTAGAGTACGCGGAATCAGTAGCGGGAGGTCGGTAGAGAAGTTATCCCGCATCTTGTTGGTAACTTCTATATCCTTGACGAGTAGCTCGTCGATAGAAACCTTTTGATCAGATCCATCGATCTTGCCACCGCGATCCCAGATCTTACGAACCTTGTTGAGGTTCTTACGATCTTTCTTGACTAGCTCGGTGTCTTCAAAGCCAAAGTCATCGGAGGTATCCTCTGCCTTCGTCTTCTTGATCTGCTCGGCTAGATCGACAAGTACCTTCTTCTGTTCGGCATTGTCGAATACATCGAAATTAAGGTCTTCCATTTTGTATTACTCCTTAATCACAGACGGATTAAGAGGGTCAAGCCCCAATATTCCTTGTTAGCGTCTGCACGAGCACCAAGCCAGTAGCCTGGAACACCCTTTGTACCGGTACCAGTTAAGCCCGTGAGGCCTGGGACCGTTTGAACCTTGGACAGGTAGCCGACTTCGCTATCGAACGCAGAGTCGATGACAAAGTCAGAGAGCTTATCTGCAAGGGTATCACCCTGGGAGGTGGCGGCCGTCTGGCCAGCACCGAGCTTGACCTTACGTAGGCAGCGACCTACGATACGGTCCTGGAGTCCGTGGACAACGTTACCAACACCGATAGCTACTGGGCCGTTACCACCTGGGTAGGACTTAACAGCAGCGTAACGACCAGCGAGGTGTGTACCCGCGAGGTGCGTGCTGATAGATGGGCTCGGAGCCATGAACGAGATGCCGTGGCGCTTTCCAGTACCAAGCATGATAGCGTCGCCAGCTTCTATAGCCCACTCGTCAGAGTTAATGGCTGGAACCTGGATGACGTAGTCAGTTACAACGCCTACAGCCGTGTTACGGGTGTAGTTGGTATAACGGGACTGTAGGATAAAGCTGTAAACGGGTTGGTATACAACACCGAGAGGCTTTACAATTCCTACCGAAGCGTTACCCGACGTGGTCGGGAGACCAAAGTCGTTAGTAGCGCCAACCTGAATGAGGTCGCCGTCTACCAAGCCGGTGCCCATTGTGGCGGGAACCAGGGTATACTGACCAACGCCTGCGCCGCCGGTTACCATACCGACTAGAGTACCTGGCTCTAGAACGATAGGATCGTTGTGTGTCTGATCAATACGCGTGTGAGCGAGACCAGTCCAGGCCGTCTTAGCTAAGGCACCAGCGACAGGGCGCTGACCTTCGCAAAGTTCGTTGTAGTAGGGACGACTAACTTCATACCCACGTGGAACACGAATTGCCATGTCTTATTTCCTCAGTCTCCAAAAACAGAGTCAATAGCCTTGCTATTGGTCTTTTTTGTGCTTTTAGCATCGACCTTATCCTTCTTAGCGAGGGTAGGGGTAGATACTTTATCTTTAGCTATGACTTCCGCCGCTGGCGTGGTCTTAGTTTCCTGCTTAGTATCAGCTCCAAGCTGATCAAGCTCGCTCATGATGTCCTGTAGAGAGTCCTGTAGAGAATCCAAAGATCTCTTCGCTAGAGACTCTACGTAAGCATCAAATTTTTCTTTAGAGTCATTACCTACGGTATCCGACTTCTTAAGACGGGAACGAACGTTGGCTAGAGTGTGAGCAAGAGTCTTGCCCATCTTCGCCTGTACATTCGCAGAGTCTGTCGTGAGTCTTTGGATCTGAGCATCCTTAGCTTCGACCTGCTTTTTGGTTGTGTCTAGTTCGGTCTTAGCAGCAGCAAGTTGATCCGTAAGGCTCTTGACTTCTGTCTCAAGAGATTCTAATTTCTTAGCATCCATTTCTTGTACCTCATTAGATGAAACATCTAACTTGTTCGCCTTATCAAGATTTTGCTCCACATTTTTAACTCCAGAACCAGACCCTGTTTCTGACGGACGGACATTAGACGCCTCGTCTGTCTCGGCAGGCTGTTCAGAAGACATTTTATGCTTGAGCTTGTCCGCGATTGCATGGCTGACTGCAATCACTGTCTTCTTAGTAGAGCTTTCATGCTTGCCACTAAGTAGACTTAGTTCGCCATCTTCATCACAGAGAACGAGGTTTCGAACCGACTCCTTCTTTCCTGTAACTTGGGTAGCGATAATGCTGTCTTTGCTCCAATTTTCTTTGGAGTCTGTCCAGCTAAAGTTAACTAGTCTAGCTGGGGGAGAGGCAGGTAGATTTACAAAACTGCACTCGTGGTAGGTCATTGGGCCTGTAATGGCGTAGCAAGGTTGGCCCGAATCTTCACTGGGCTCGCCCTCTTCGTTGTACTTCTTACCGGGCAGGTGCTCGCATTCTAGTAGGGAGTCACCACAGGTAGAGCACAGGAGGACTGGGGAGGAGTGTCCTGCGGACACGCTCAGGAAGCGGGAGTCTAAAACCTTCTTTATAGCGTCTGGATCAGTAATTATACCAGTAATAGTGACAACTCCAGAGCCCTTACCGCCGTTACTATCAGGGGATAGGAAGTCATATTCAAACCCATCTCCATACTTAATCTGAGTATACTTAGCATCTATGATTCTACCAATAGGGTCGTTATACATGTCGTGATGCTTTAATATAGGCTTATCATACTCAGCAAGTCCCCCTCTAGCCTTGGATATAAAGGACTTATATCCATCTCTGACATGTCGGCCAGGATACACCCGGTTATTAATAAGTACACCGGAGTGTGTGGCGTCGATCTCTACTTTGAGCTTAGGACTCTTTTCACGCTGTAGCATGCTATTAGCATCGCTCTTGGCGGAGTCACTTATTTGCTGCTCTATTACTAGAGAATCTTTGAATTTAATCTTGTTCACCGGTTGAGTCCTTAACTTTGGAGAAGCTTGGGTAATGGTTAGCGTCTTCGCTAG